GACGTTGCCGGATTTTTCAACGGTAACCCAAACAAGTCCACAATTATCAATTGGCGTTGTTCAAATAGAAAATGACGGCGATGTTTATAGCGTGGTCGCTTACGATGCCGAAGGTGACACCGATTCGGATTCATTCACTTTAAGTGTAACGGAAACGCGACCAGACCCACCGCCGGATCCACCGGAAGGGGAAACAAGTGACACAAATTATTCATTCAACATAAACGTTGTTAATAGTGTTACGGGCGCTTATGTTTCGCCATTAAAAGGCACAATTGATTATGTTGCCGGTGAAGTAGGTGACGCCTTTACTATGGTCTTTAACGTGGTATCACTTACGGGCGAATTTACAAGCGCATCACAATTGACAAGTGCGGTTTTATCGTCAAACACGGGTTCTTATAATATAGCAACGGCTTTAGTCGGTGATTTTATACGCGTAACCATTACGGGCAATTTGCCAAGTGGCGGTGGATCGGAAACTTTGACTTTGGCGGGTGCTTCAGACGTTCAACAATTCACGACTACATTCACAAGGGCCGGAACGGTTTCAAACGCTTCCTATTCTTTAAATCCCGGAGATTTAAGCGCAACGGGGGGGACTGGAAATCCGTATTCAATGACGATAACCTATACGGCGGCAAGTGGATATGAATGGACTGGTTTGGGTAACATTCAAATTTTATCTTCTGCGGACGTAGGACAGCAAATAACAACGCAAATAACAAACGCTACAACTTTGGTTGTAACCATTACGGGAACTTTGGGTATTGTAGACCAAACGGCAACGCTTACAATTAATGGCGCAGCGATTTACGCAAACCCAGCTACAACGATAAGCATAAGCCCAAGCGCACGTTTTGACTTTAGTCCTGGTGGTGGTTATTTTGATATTACGATTTTAAGTGTTGACGGTGCTTTTACGGTTGTAACTTCTTTTGATTGGTTTGAAGTAGATACAACATTTGGCGCGCCCGACACGACAACAATAAGGGTTTATGTTGACCCTAATAATACGCCAAACGCAAGGATTGGAACGGTAATATTTTACCCAACGGGAAGTTTATCAGCGCTCACAACATTAAGGTTTGACCAAGCATCTAATTTACAAGCAGGATAATGGGACAGATTAGAAATTTACAAACAGATTATTTAAGACAAGGCAGTGAACCGATAACGTACGAACGCTATGATTCGGAAGGTGTATTTATTGAAACAATAAACGAGGATGTACTTTATCAAGTGCCAAGCCAATTAACGCCTTTAAATCGCGACTTGGTAAAGGCGTATGAAAAACCTTTAAAGGAAGTGAAATTTTCTACTGAATTAAGTTTTGTGTATTTCAGAAATGAAAACGCACATTTTCTTTATGATGATAATAATTGGATAATAGGCGACCCAGAAACTTATGGTACAAATGGTGTTATAACACATACAGGTGAAAACGCAAAAGCAGTAAGCGGAAATAAATATTTTAAAACGACAGTTCCGTGGGATGAAACTTATCAGCTTGATGATACGAGGTTAATAAGAAATGACCACCAATATACTACTGCTAAAGTTAATGTACCTTATGAAATACAATTTAGCCATTATATAGACGGTACAGAAGGAAATAATTATAGTATTGATGTTAGGTTTTTTGTTCAAGAAACTTATAATTCTAATATTATAGCGTTTTGGGATGAAGATACAGCCACAGGCACAAAGTATTACCATTTTGAAAGAGATGAGTGGGTAACTTCTGCTGCTGATATAGGTGGTTCGAGCAGGCGCTTTGAAAGTAGTACCACAAATAACTGGGAAACACACAGGATTAGTATAAAACCTTATACGCCAAGTTCAAGCTCTGTTTCAAGTGTTTATATTGGAGTAGTTTTCTTTTACCCAGTACCGTCTGGTCATTCAGAAGTGGGTGGTTATAACGCTTATTATTTAGATAATATAGGAATGGGACAATCCATTGATGTAAAATTTAACAAGATAACGGCGGTTAGAAAACAATACGATTACGTTGGTACTTATACAGGAAAATATGAATCTCAAGATAACGCCTTATCTAATGAGGCAAAAACAACAGAATATTTTATGGGTAAAGTAGATGGTTCGTATAAGCGAACAAGAGATACCGCAGCTAAAACGCTTGAGGCTATTATTACGCAGGAAATATTAAACGACAGTAGAGATTTTATGACAATGTACGAGGGTACATTTAGAGCAAAACGAAATGGGCATTTAAGTTTGCACCATAAACTTTGGATTGACTTTGGCGCGGATATTTTACAAGAACCCGTGTCTTGTTATCTTGACGCTATGAAGTACGATGTAAAGGCTTCGGAGTATCAAATACGTATGCACGTGCCAAACCAAGATGACGATGTAGGTAGCACCTACAATGTTTATGTAGAGTAAGACAAGCCTTTTTTGTTTGCTCGAAACCCCCTTGCGATTTAGGTTGCGGGGGGTTTTTTATATCTTTTTAGTAAAAATATTTTTTTATTATTAAAATTTATTTTATCTTTGGGGTGTAATTAATAACAAAACAATTAGAAATTATGTGTGATTTTATGTTTAAAAGAAAATATGTAAAGGAAAACGAAAACAAAATATTGGATAAAATTAATTTCAGCTATTTAGATACAGAAGGCGATTTAATAAAAGGCGATATTGTAGCACAAGATGAAATTAGAATAAAAACTAAAGAATACCAATATGTATATGTCCCTAAAAACATTTTACTTGAACTATATAATTTATCAACTGAATTTGATTATTAAAATATGACAGAGTTTGAATACAAATTTATCAATCTTATCAAGGATAAGAAGATAACAAAAAAGAGGGTGGCGGAATGTTTAGGCATAACCCAGCCCACTTTAAAGGCGAGGCTTAACGACCCGAAAACGTTTAAGCTGTACGAAATAGAAACGTTAAAACAAGAATTAAAAATTAATTTATTAGAGTTATGAAAACAATTAACATCAAAGGAAAGGAGTACATTACAGTAAATGAACGCCTAAAGTATTTTAGAAATGAAGATACCTTTAATGGTTGGCGCATTAGCGAAGATGTAGAAATCTTAAACGAAAAAGAGGGGATTTTTAAAGTTACTATTTATGATGATAAAGGCGACCCGATAGTATCGGCACACGCACAAGAGTATCGTGATAGCACTTATATAAATAAAACCTCATTTGTGGAAAACGGTTTTACCTCTGCATTAGGTCGCGCACTTGGTTATCTGGGTATAGGAATTGACACCAGCATAGCAAGTGGCGAGGAGGTTCAAAACGCTATTACAAACCAAGAAAAAGACGAGCGTGCTTGGCTTACCGAAGCCCAATTAAAAGCAACTTTAAAAGGCACTAAAGAACAGGCGGAAAAAGTACTTGCTGCCTATAAAATGAAAAACGAGTACAAAGAAACAATTAAATTAAAATTCAAATTATGAGCAACGAAAAAGTTTTTGCAAACGGTTTCTCTTTTAAACGTAGAGAATCAGCACCCGATTTTGTAATTGGGAACATCAGCGTAAAGGTTGATGATGCCATCGAGTTTTTAAAAGCAAATAAAAAACAAGATGGGTGGGTAAATCTAAACATACTAAAAAGCCAGAGCGGAAAGCCTTACATTGAATTAGATACTTGGTCGCCAGAATCTACTACAAAGGTTGAAACTCCAGCAGAAGTAGGTGGCGATTTACCTTTCTAAATTTTTAACGGGGTGGCTTTAGGGCTGCCCCTTTTTATTTTTTAGTTATGAAAACAATTTATGATAACACGCCAGAAGATGACCACCAATTTATGGTTGAGCGCATTAATGCTTTGAACGAGTATTTAAGAATATCAGAGTCGCAATGTAACCAGCTTAAAAGCGAAGTATTTAGATTAAAAGTAAGAATTGAAGAATTAGAAAAACAACTTTATGAAAACGGTAAAAGATACTAACGAACAGTATCATAGTAGGGGGGAGATTTCAGCAAGTGGACTAAAAACAATTTATAAGAAATCGGTTTACCACCACCTTAACCAAATACGAAAAGAAACGTCTGCGATGAGTCTTGGAACTGCGGTACATACCGCAATGCTTGAACCAGACGTATATAATTCTGAATATTACGTTGTCCCAAAATTAGACTTGCGTAAAAAAGTAGATAAGATATTATATCAAGAACATATCGAAAAGTCGCAAGGCAAAAAAGTTATCGGACAAGAAGATAGCGATATTATTCAGTCGATTATGCGCAACTTTAACCATCACGAATTGGCTAAAAAATACTGCAACGGTATTGTGGAACTTTCACATTATGGCGAATACAAAGGAGTGCCTGTAAGGGTGCGCCCAGATGTAATGAATAACGTTGGTCAATATATTGCTGATGTAAAAACTTGTCAGGATAATTCGCCACGTGCTTTTAGAAGCGATATTTATAAGTGGGCTTATCATTTACAAGCGGCAGCTTATTCGCTAATACTTGGCTTTCCGATTGAAAACTTTCGATTTATAGCCGTAGAAACTAAATACCCATTTACAGTAGAAGTTTACGGGTTGTCGGAGGATTTAATCGAGCAAGGAATTAACGCCTTTCATTCTGCATTGGAAGATTGGCGTTTATATTTAAACACAGGAATTATACAAGGATATAAAACAAACGAAACCGCTAAAGACGGTGCATTAATAATTTAAGTTATGGGAATTTTAACAAAAACTGATGTAAAGCAAATAATTGAAACTGCTCACAATGTTGATTTATCTGATAAAAGCCGCAGACGCCATATTGTTTATTTGAGGTTTATTTATTTTAAAATATGCCGCGAAATGTTTCCTGGCGCTTCTTTAGATAGTATCGGTAAATCAGTTAATCGTAATCACGCTACGGTAATACACGCTTTAAGAAACTTTGATTACGTATGTATAGCTGATGAAGATTTTGTGGCGAATTACAATAAAACAAAAAAAATGATTGAGGATGAAAAAAACAAACTTCAAATTATTTTAGAAAATTCAAAAAAAGTTTACGGAATTTTAAACGTTAAAAAGATTCACCCACACCTTTTAAGATATGCGAAAAAACCCCTACGAAAAATACTTAACAAAGGAAGATAGATTACAGCACGCTGTTATGTATTATTTAAACGCCAAATATCCACAAGCATTTGCGATTCACGTACCAAACGAAGGTCGCAGAAGTCCATTTGAGCGTTATAAATTTAAATACCTTGGGGGGGTATCTGGAGTACCCGATATTTTAGTATTTTACAAAAACGCATTTAAATGCGGTTTAGCGCTCGAATTAAAGGTCGGGTATAATAAACCTACACCTAACCAGAGAAAGTGCCTTAAAACGCTTAAAAATGCGAATTGGGAGGCATTATGGGTAAACAATTATGACGATGCTGTAAAAATTATAGATAATTACTTTAAAAATATCTAATTTTATAGAAACCAATTAAAATGAAATTTAGCAAATACAGTAAAGTTTATTGGAGTGAAACAAGACAGCGACCCAAGTATGTTAGAAATACTTCGGCTGGCGATATTCCTGTAAGCTATGAATACGTTGGAATGATGACATTGGCAGAGTACGAACTGCTTATTGAGGTGCTGTTTGAATTATTTGAAGATGACCCGATTAAGTTAGAGGCGTTTCAATATATTTTTGGCGATATAAGAACGTTTTGCGATAAACTTAAAAACATTTTAGAACAAGAAGATTAATTTATATATTTGTTGTATGCAAAGTAGAGGTTGCATTTTGAAAATTTTTAGGTTGGTAAACCGACCCTTGATTGCGATGTACCCTCTACTGCATCAACGTCAAGGGTTTTTTTTATGGAAGTAAACAAAATATACAAGCCGCAGCGATTCGATAACTACACGGTTATCCCAAGCGCGATATTCCGCCATCAAGGTATATCTGTTGGAGCAACTGGTTTATACTGTTGGCTGTTTTCACACAAGTCGGGTTTTACGATTACCGTTCAATATATCATTGGGCATTTTAAAGAAGGTAAGGATTCAATTAACGCCAGAATAAAAGAATTGGTTGCCGTTGGATTTTTGGTTCGTAAAGAAGTGCGCCAAAACGGAAAGTTTGCAGGGTATAATTATTTTTTAAATGACACCCCAACCACCGTAGCGGAAAAAACCGTAACGGAAAAAACCGCAGCGGAAAACACCGTCGCGGTAAATCCGCAACAAAGTAATAGTATATATAATAATATATATAATAATAATAATAGTACTATTATAGATAATAATAAAGTATTATTAAATAAAGTAAAGGGTAAAATCGAAAAACCTAAAAAAACATTTGCCGATTTTGACCCATCAGTACAATCTTGTTTTTTAAATATTGTTGAATTATTTCCAGAGGAAACTCGCCCAAAAACTAAAGATGCAAAACGTAAATGGGTGCAAATAATTGATGACCTTTGGCGCAAAGATAAACACCATCCGCGCAAGGTTTATATTTTAACACAAAGAGCAAGACAGGATAATTTCTGGGCGCAAAATTATTTATCAATCACAAAGCTGCGAAAAAGAAATAAGGATGATATTAAATACATCGACCTTTTCGATTATAAATTTGGTAAGGATTTAAAAACTGTAAACTGGGAGGACTAATGTTTAAATTAGATATAGATAAAGAATTAATTAAAAAGGCTGGTTATTTAGTCGAAACGTACGATTTTGGAAAAAGAAAAGAAGCCAACGGAAATAAGGTTCAACAATTAGTAGGAATTATCGGAGAACAAGTTATTAGGGATTTATTTAAAGCTGGCGATATAGATGGTTCAAATGGATTTGATGGAGGATATGATATAGAATATTACGATAAGTTAATTGACGTAAAAACTATGTCAAGAAAATGCGAAGTAAAAGACGATTTTGTTTCAAATTTTATGGAACTTCAATTAAGCCATAGCGCAACTCATTTTATTTTTAATTCATTTAATACTGTTAAAAAAGAAATAACCGTTTGCGGATATATATCTAAACAGGAATTTTTAGAAAAAGCTGATTATTTTCCTAAAGGTTCGTATCGTTATAGAACAGATGGAACTTCTTTTCAAACTTTTTCTGGGTTATACGAGATAAAAAATAAATATTTACACGATGTAAATGGATGGTTTGAATTAATACAAAAACTAAAAATATGATAAAACACGAAAAACGATTTAAACAAAAGGTAAGTTTTAAAGGCGTTGGAAATTCTAAAATCCATCCAAGCGATATTGACGCTGTATTAGAATTTGATAATAAATACCTAATAATTTTTGAGGTAAAACTCAAAGGCGTTCCTGTACCGTTTGGACAAGAATTATTATTTAAAAGGATTGTAGATTGTTGGCAAAAAACCAACGGTGATGCTTTTTTAGTGTATTGCCAGCACGAAACAGAAACCGATGAGATTGTTAATATGGAAAATACAACAGTTATTGGCGCATATCACAAAAGCAAAAAATTTAAAAGAAATGAAAATATCAAAGATTTTCTTGTTAAGTTAGCAGACAAATACAGAATTAAAAAACTACAAGACGCACTATGATAAACGAATTTATAGCCATAGGCATAGAACCTAAAGGCAACGCAGAAGAACAAAAATTAAAATGCCCAAAATGCTCACCCAATAGAAAAAATAAAGCTGATAAACCGCTTTCGATTAATTTATCTAAAGGCGTTTATAATTGCCACAACTGCGGTTGGTCTGGAAACGTAAAATTTAAACCAAAGGTTGAGTATATAAAACCGCCAGAGGTTGAAACCGAATTATCGTTTAGAACAATAAAATGGTTTAATAAACGTGGTATTTCAGAGGCGACAATAGCGCATTGGAAAATAGGCGAATCAAAGGAATACTTTCCGCAAGTATCAAAAAACCGCACGGCTATCAATTTTAAATATTACCGCGAAAACGAACTTGTGAATATCAAGTATCGTGATGGCGAAAAGAATTTTAAAATGGTACGAGGGGCTGAACTTATTTTTTATGGCTTGGACGCTATTAAGGAAATGGACACGATTTATATCGTTGAGGGCGAAATGGACGCCTTATCATTACACGAGGCTGGTATTTATTCGGTTTGTAGTGTACCCAATGGAGCATCAAAAGGAAACCAACGCCTTGAATATTTAGATAACTGCTGGGAGTATTTTAAAGATAAAAAAGAAATAATACTTTGCACGGACAACGACCAACCAGGTTTAGCATTACGAAATGAACTTGCGCGTAGGTTTGGACAATATCGCTGTAAATACGTAGAATTTAAAGAGTTTAAAGACGCAAACGATGTTCTTGTAAATAAAGGCGCAGAGGTTTTAAGAAACCAGCTAAAAGAAGCTAAAAACTTCCCTTTAGAGGGTATCGTAAACATTGACGATATTTGGTCAAATGTTTTAAACTACAATGAAAACGGAATTAAAAATTATAGCATTAACCTTACTGATAGCGACACTTATTTTAAATTGGCTCTTGGAGAATGGTCTGTTATTACTGGCATACCTAATAGCGGAAAGTCTGACGTTGTTGACCAAATTTGCTGCAACCTTGCAATGAACCAGGACTTTAGGGTCGGAATGTTTGCGCCAGAATCGTTTCCCTACGAGGGTCATATAAAGCGTATAGCAAATAAACTAAATGAGCGCAACTGCGATAATGATACGCTAAACGCGAGTAAAAATTTTATTGAAAATCATTTTTATTTTATTAAAATAGACCTTGAAAATTTAACGCTAAAAGGCGTTCTTGATAATTTTAGAGATTTAGTTTTCCAAAAAGGTATTAATATTTGTGTTATTGACCCGTGGAATATGCTTGACCATTCAGCGCAAAAAGACCACAGTTATATTGGTCGTATGCTTTCTGAAATAACGCAATTTTGCCAGCAAACTAAAACGCATTTGTTTTTAGTAGCGCACCCCAGAAAAATGGAAGCCGACAACGGCAGTTACAAAGTCCCAACGCCTTATGATATATCAGGCTCATCAGATTTTTTTAACAAGGCTTATAACTGCCTTACGGTTTACCGCCAAATAGGACAGCGCAACGAATACGGAAGTGATAACGTTGAGGTTTACGTACAGAAAGTAAAGCGAAAGGAAAACGGGCAACAGGGTAAATTTACTATTGCACCAGATTTTAAGAACGGGGGGGTCTATAAAAATGGAAACCTTGAAAAAGTAAAAAGATTAGACGTTACAAATAATTTACCTTTTTAATTATGGACTATAATATTTTACCAAAGTTTTACGAAGCCTTTAGCTGGTGTACAAATAACGATATAAAGATTTATCCGCAGATTAGGGGTAAACAGTTTCAGCTGGTTTATGTAATTGATGGCGTAGCAAGAAGCACGGGTAAATTACACGATAAGGATGATTTACAACAAAGGATTTATGAATTTTATATTTACCTTTATGAAAAATTAAAGGATGCTACAAATTGATTTTTTTCCTATCTATGGCGCAATGATTGGTATAAATTATTCAAA